TGGAAGAGTATTCCAAATAGCGACATAACTGCATCCACTTATAAAAAGCTTAGTTTTAATTATGAGTTACCAGTTGATATCGATGAAATCAATTTGATGTTTTATGGAAATCCCGGAAAATCAATAAACCTTTACATTTCAGAGATAAAATTTGAAACTGGAAGCAACGCAACACCATTCACTCTAGCCCCTGAAGACACTGACGAAGCTGTTCGCACGGTTCAAAATCAACTTGCTGGTTCGTGGGCAATCCAAAATCTGACAAGCGCTGGTTCGATTATCTCGCAAATCAATGCGACTAACAATCAAATTTTGATTGAAGCTGAAAAGATTCGTCTGAAGGGTAAGACCTTACTTGATGAACTGACAGCCATTGATGGTTATTTCAAGCGATTGTTCGTGGGTGAGGGTAATTTCGCTAAGCTGAACGCTGAAATCATCGGTTCAAGGACTATTACAGCAGACAAGCTGATTATGGACCAGGCAATGGCTCGAATGTTCGTTTCAAGCGATATCTTCACGGATACGCTTGCTGCTAAAGAGGCCTTCATCAACAAGCTTCGGTCAGTTGTAGTATCTGCGACCTTGCTCGAAGGTTACAAAGGGAAAATTGGTGGATTCCAAATTGGTACACATGATAAAGATCCAAAAACTTATTGGCTAACTGGCCAGAATCAATTTTTTGTAGGGATGAGCAATGGTTCTGGCAGTTGGGGGAAAACAGCTCTCTGGGTCAATTGGGGCACGACATGGGATAGTCCAGGAAATCATGCTTGGTTCGTTAAAGAATCAGGCGAAATGTATTGTTACAATAAAGCTCGTTTTTGGAATACTCCTGTAATAAATGGAAATCTGCGTGTAACTGGATATATTTACTACGACAATGAGAATTCAGGGAAACACGGTTACTGGATTTCATCACCAAAATACTCAAGCATTGAACCTTATAACGGTTACTTATATCTTTATTACTCTGGCGGAGGTTCCGACTGGATTCCTATGAACAAAGAAATCTCTGACCGTAGATACAAGCACAATATCGAAGCCAGTACAGTCTCAGGGCTTGATATTATTGAAAAACTCAAAACGTACTCTTATCGCAAAGAGTATGACGGAAAGATTGAAGATATCTCATGCGGTATTATGGCGCAGGATGTCCAGACGTACGCTCCTGAAGCATTTTTTGAAAATCCTGACGGCGTATACTCGTATCGAACATTTGAATTGGTGCCTTACTTGATTAAGGCCATTCAAGAACTCAATCAAAAAATACATAAATTGGAGAAAAAACATGACAGAACAGGACAAACAAATCAGCAGTCTAGCGATTAAGTCGCTAAGTGAGAGAGTTGCCAAAGAGGCTACTCAATCAGCAACTCTGGAAGCCCTCTATACAGTGACCGCTATGGAGCTTGAGCAGATGAAGCAGGTCATTGACTCTGACGAAAAGCTGAAAGCGAAATTTGAAGAAGCGAAAGGAAAAATGACAAATGGCAATTAACAATTATGAATTGGCAGGAAAACCTTATACTCGTGGCCTTGGGGATAACCTCAAGACCGTGGTTGAAATCCGTCTGTCGGAAGGCAGTCGCTACAGCACGAACATGCGTGAGTTAGCGGGAGACCGGACGAATGAACCAGAAGACACGTTGATTCAAGCGGTGCTGGATATCATCAAGGCAGAGTTAGATCCAGGTTCTGCAATCGTAAAGGCACAAGCTGAGATTGAACAAGCTGTTCAATCCTTGGCCAAAGCTAAGACGGACCTCTCTGCAAACAAAGAGAACATCGATAGCGTATCAGCAATTACTGAGGTCCTCATTGCGCTTGCGATTGGTCAGAATGGTGGCATGCCAACGAACACTTATAGCAAGGTTGCACAGTTCATCAAACCTCTTGTAAAAGACCGTCGTTATGTGAACGGCGATATCGTATCCATGCCTTATCCGTACGATACTAATCCGAAGTGGCCAAAGGATACAGCAACAATCCTGAAATTCCAGATGCAACCATCTGAAGGCTATACTTGGAAAGAGCAACCTCTTGCTGAAATGTTGCAGAAGGGTATTCTGACGGTTGTCATGCCACGAATTGATTAAGGAGGTTGTATGCAAATCGAATTTTTCAATTTTTTAAGAAGCGTAGTCCAGACTGAGGACGGACTGGTCTTGTACGCTCTGGCTTTGATTGTTTCGATGGAAATCATTGATTTCTTAACTGGAACGATTGCAGCTATTGCCAATCCTGACATCGAGTATAAGAGCAAAATCGGCATTAATGGACTTCTTCGCAAAATTTTAGGAGTCCTCTTGCTGATGATCCTCATTCCGATGTCTGTACTCTTGCCTGAAAAATCAGGCTTCGCATTCTTGTATTCAATTTACCTCGGATACATCGTATTTACTTTTCAATCCCTCATTGAAAATTACCGCAAACTAAAAGGAAATGTCACTCTTTTTCAGCCAATTTTAAAAGCGTTTCAGCGCTTGCTTGAAAAAGATGACGACAAAAACAAAGGAGAATAACACATGCAACAAATCAATGAAATTATCGCAAATGGAGCAATTAGCATTCTTGTCATTTTGGCTGGTATCGCAGTCAAATCTATTAAGGATTTTCTTGTCAAAAAAGGCGGAGAAAAGACTATCAAAATCGTTGAAATCTTGGCCCAAAATGCGGTCAATGCTGTGGAACAGGTAGCAGCTGAAACGGGCTATAAAGGTCAAGAAAAGCTGGAGCAAGCTCGTGATAAAGTCAGAGCTGAGCTCACAAAATATAACATCAGCATGGCAGATAAAGACCTCGATACATTTATCGAGTCAGCAGTGAAACGCATGAACGAAGCCTGGAAAGGGGAATAAGGATGGATATCGATACAAGTAGACTGAGAACTGACCTTCCACAAGTTAGGGAACAACCATACAGACAAATTCATGCGCACTCAACAGGGAACCCGAACTCGACGGCACAAAATGAAGCAGACTACCACATGCGCCGTCCTGTTGATTCAGGATTTTTCTCACACGTTGTAGGTAACAGCCGTGTGATGCAGACCTGGTATACAGACATGGGGGCTTACGACGTAGGAGGTGGCTGGAACGTTGAAGGATACGGCCAAGTTGAGCTTATTGAAAGTCATGAAACAAAGGAAGAATTCATGCGCGATTACAAGCTCTACGTTGAGCTTTTGCGGAACCTTGCTGATGAAGCAGGTATTCCTAAAACGCTGGACTCTGACAGTCTAGCAGGTATCAAGACACATCAATACTGTACATATAATCAACCTCGAAACTACTCTGACCACGTTGACCCTTATCCTTATTTGGCCAAATGGGGCATCAGTCGTGAGCAATTCAAGAAAGACATCGAAGGCGGTCTATCTGAAGCTAGTTGGAAACAAAATGGCACCGGCTGGTGGTGGGAGGAGTCAGATGGCTCTTATCCTACAAACCGCTGGAAACAAATCAACAACGAATGGTTCCGATTTGACGAACGTGGCTACTGCTTAATCAATCGATGGTTCAATGATGGAAAAGACTGGTTCTACCTCGACAAGCGTGGCGCAATGGTCACAGGGTGGATGTTCCTTAATAACCGCTGGTATTACTTCAAGTCAGACGGCCGCATGGCTACTGGCTGGGTGAAATATCGAGAAACCTGGTATTTCATGGAAGAAAAAGATGGTTATATGCTATCTAAGCAATTTATCAAGTCTGGCGATGGCTGGTACTATCTAAAAGCAAATGGTGAACTTCACACAGATCCAGCATTCAAAACTGAACCAGATGGTCTTGTGACCGTCGTTGACAAACCAAAAGAAGAAAAATAAAACAGAAAGGCTTTCAAATAGATTACACTAAAACCGCAGGCTCAGGCTTGCGGTTTTTTTGTTTGCTCTGAATCAAGAAAACATCTAACCAACCGACATCAATGTCGGTAGCAAAATAAATGGTTTGTCTGAAATTGACTTGTTGACATCAACAAATAGCTTTATAAAGCGCTTGGTTGCCAATTTTGTTGACGTTAACAAAATTAGAGTTTGTATTTCTATTTTGCAAAAACACGCATTTTGAACGATTAGAAACAGAAATTACAATCCTATTGTTCAAAAAATCGCTTTCTTGAAGAATAGAGAGGAGAATGGCAGGGCATTATTGTCAAAAACGGTGTTTTGTCAAAAATAAAAAAAGTAATGATTTTTTCACTACTTTTTTATTTTTTTACGAATAGATAAGTAAGGAGGATAAATAAATGAAAATCTTAAATATTGAACTAACAAGCATTGATAAAACTAATTTAGGCTTTGAGCATTGGGTGGATGTAACTTACCAGGTGCCGATTTTGAAAAATGAGTACACGGTAAAACTACTCCTTTTGTTGGATTTTAAAATTGAAGATAAAGAGCTACTGGACTACCTAGTAATGAGCTGGAAATATCGTGATCTCGTGTTGCATTCATTGCAGATGTATGAGATGGAAAAAATCAATAATTTTACTATCCTTGATTGAGATGTTGGTGGTCTTGCTCATCATCAGCGTGCTTCTCTTGCTCTTTGTACCTAATCTGACCAAGCAAAAAGAAGCAGTCAACGACAAAGGAAAAGCTGCTGTTGTTAAGGTGGTGGAAAGCCAGGCAGAGCTTTATAGCTTAGATAAAAATGAAGATGCTAGCCTAAGCAAGTTACAAGCAGATGGGAGAATCACAGAAGAACAGGCTAAAGCTTATAAAGAATACCATGCTAAACAAAATACCAGTCAAACCGTTGCAGATTAA